TAGATGTACAACCGTGAAGCCTGCTGGGACGACATCTCTGGCATTAGGAACTTCATCGGGTATTCATGCATGGCATTCAGATTATTACACGCGTAGAATCAGAGTTGGTAAAAATGAGTCTATGTATAAGTATTTGTCTGCTAATCATCCTGAGCTAATTGAAGATGAGTTTTTCAGACCTCATGACACTGCTGTAATTAGTATACCACAGAAAGCTCCTAAAGGTTCTATACTTAGAACTGAGTCACCTTTTGATTTACTTGAACGTATAAAGAAAGTTGCTACAGAGTGGGTTAAACCTGGTCACAGAAAAGGATCTAACACTCACAACGTTTCAGCTACTGTTAGTTTAAAGAAAGAAGAGTGGGATAAAGCAGGTAAATGGATGTGGGAAAATAGAGATCATTACAACGGCTTATCTGTATTACCATACGATGGTGGTACATACACTCAAGCTCCGTTTGAAGATATAAGTAAAGTAAAATACGATATGGCTATGAAGCATTTAAAAGATGTAGATTTAAGTAAGATCGTAGAGACAGAAGATGAAACAGATCTTGCAGGAGAATTAGCCTGTGCAGGTGATAATTGTGAAATTAAATGAAACGATTAGCTGTAATAGGTGGTATTGGCATAATGACTATGGCTGGTACTAATATGATCTGGCATAAGCAAAAGCTAGATTTTAATCCAAATACACTTGCAATAGCAAGCGGCGCTTTTATAGTGTCAATAGGTATAACTATTAAAATATAAATTATGTGTCCATTATGTTTAGGCGGTATTTGTGAATACTGTAATAGCTAAAATGTTGGGGGATTAGCTCAGCTGGCTAGAGCGCCTGCCTTGCACGCAGGAGGTCATCAGTTCGACTCTGATATTCTCCACATCTAAAAATAAAAAGGGGACCTCGTAATGAGATCCCCTTTTTTGGTTACAGGAACTTTGGGTATGGTGCCCAGTATTTTATTGTTCCTTATTTTTTGCCACAGGGTTCTCCTGTTGCTACATTTATCCAGTTTTCTTTTTCAAACCAATCTTTCAGCGTGGCGCCTGGCCTTCTAGCTCCTTTTATATTGCTTTTAGAACTACGTCTATACTTACCTCTAGATGCTGCATTTTTTTTAGCATTTATAACTCTGTCTTTTTCTTCTTTAGACATTGATCTTACTTTTGCAGCAGGTAAACAAACTTTCCTGGTGCCTCCACCTTTAATTTTTCTTGCCATTTTGTTTTTTCATTTGTTCGTCAGTAAAAGGCACATCAGCATCATCTGATTCACGTAGAATTATTTTTGTTCCATCACAGTAGAACTCATCTTTTTCAGTATTCCATTCTTGTTCTCCACCTGGTTTCTCCAAGTACGAGGCTTTTTTTTCAGCCCATAAAGCGTCACATGGGTCAGACTTCTTTTTTCTTTTATTTTTTTTATTTCTTCCAAGCTCCATTATTATTTATTTTTTAGATTTACCCCAGTTAGCCGCTCCCACTTTACGACATTTAACTAGTTGACCTGAAGCGTAAGCGCTAGGCCAAACTTTATTTGCTTTTTTTACCTTGTGGTAACAAGCATCTTTAACTACTTTTTTTGTTCTTTTAGCCATTGTTATTTCTTTTTTCTAGTTTTTCTTTTTTTAATTCTTCTTCTACCTGATTTAGTTAGTTTAGATTTTTTAGACTTTGGTGGTTTTCTATCAGTACCATCTTTCATTATATCCCACTTAGGCCAACCACCTGCCATAGCTAATTTCTGCCACCACTCAGACTCTTCACTCATAACTCCTTCTATATTTTCATACTTAGAAAGAACTCTGTCTAGCGGTATGTTTCCAGTTGCAGATACTATTTTAGCAAAAGACATTAACCCAGGATTATCTAAACTAAACCCTTTATCTAGTATTTCTTGTCTACGTTTTTTGCTATCAAACGCCCAACCAGCTTGTCTAAGCTTAGATATTTTAGAACCTATCGGTGGAGAAAATTGTAGCAGTTTCCAAACAGCATCTGTATATTCAGGTCTTGATCTATCAGATCTTTCGTATATGTCTAATAAAAAGTTTTTAGCTACAGATACAGTTGCACCACCTATACCTAAACCTCTAAGTGTAGAGTCTAACATGCCGTTTAAAGTTCTATAAGTTCTCTTCTCATCTTCTTCTTCATCTTCGTCTCCAAATCCCATTTTAAACATAGCCTGCTGCAGTGCATTAAATATTATGTTTTGCACTACACCATAATATATTATTTTACTAATATTAGCTTTAGAGCTTCCTCTTCCATTCATTAAATCTTGAAAAGCTCTTTTTTGTAGTCTAGCATATTGCATAGGTGTGTTAGCAAACATAAGTATTAAACGACCAACGTCACTCGACTGTTGTTGAGATATTTTATCAGGTCTAGCAGATTGTTGAGATTCTTCTGCTATTTCTCTAAACTCTGTCATAGCTTGTTTTTTAGCATCAGCTTCTGTCATACCTTCATTTTTCATTAAATCATTTATTCTATTACGATAAAATGTAGCACCACCTAAAGCTATAGCAAAGCTATCAGCAAACTGTGTTGGTAAATAACCTTTTTCAAGTATATAAGCCATGACTGCTTTAGCCTTGTTTTTAGTTGTTTTAGCTAAGTCTGCTATTTCAGATTCATTTATATTAATTCTTAAACCATTTCTTCTATCTTTTAAAAACTCACCATTCATTAACTCCATAAAATCAGACCAGTATTGAGGTTGATTAGCAAATGCTTTACCAGCTTTTAACGGGTTGTTAAAGTCCCAGTTTATAAAGTTAATACTTGAAATAGTTTGAAGTATAGCAGACCTTGTATTAAAGAACATTATAGCAGCATTAGACCCATTAATATAGTTAAGTATTCTATTACTTAGTCTATTGCCAGTTTGTAACCTATTACTTCCAGCTTTCATCCTACTTAAAACATTTCGCAAAGCTTCTACGTACTTAGATCCATATATAGCTTCTAACTTATTCATGTTTTCTTCACTAAATATAGCATCTGCATTAGCCTGCCATTGCTCTAGTAAACTACTACGTTTAACTTTTAAACCTGCTATTAAATCTGTTGTTATAGTTCCAGCAAGCCAACTATCTTGTGGTGCTGGGTATGGATCTTTATTTATTTGAAGCAATTTATCAGCAAATAATTTTAATTTAGAGTTGCCTTCTACTATATCACTTAACTCTTTAATATCTGTTTTTGAAAGACCAGGTATATCTAAACCTTGTTTATTCCATAAATAAACTCTAACTGCTTGCTCATTGGTAAAACCATCACCAGCATCTTTACTCAGCTCCGCTGGTACATCTAAGTCTTTTTTAAGAGCTTTGAAATCATTCATTAATTGTAAACGTGCTGCTGATAAAGCTTCTGCAGCTTTAGCAAAAGGATCAAATAAATGTTCTTTAAACCAAGCCATTTGGCTATCTCCTAATTTACCTTTACTTAATAATGGATATATTAATCCCATAAAATCTTCTGCTGAATAAGGTATCCAAAATTTAAATCTACCTTTATTAGCACCTCTAACTTCTGCTTTTGCTTTAGAATATCTTTTTTCTGAAGCAACACCAGATTTTTGCTCTATAATATCATTAAAATCTTTATCGATGTTTTCTGAAAACTTTATTTTAGCTTGTTGAACTTGAGATTTAACATCAATAACATCTAAAGCATCTCTAACAGCTTGTACGTTTTGTATAGAGTCATCAGCAAAATAAAAATCATTATAACCTTTAGCAGCTTGATTAACTATCCAATTAGCTTTAGCAGCGCCAGTTGAACTACCAAGCCCTATTATATTATCTTTTTTAAACTCAACGCCTTGTGATTTTAAAAATTCATATATAGCCTGCTGTGCTTGTGGAGCTCTAGCTGTTAACACAAATAAGTCTTCATTACCTCTAGCGTCTTTTATTTTTTTAGCTATTTTAAGTAATGGACCTTCTTTACCTTTTGTAACTTTATCAAACTCAGTAAAATCAAATTTATATCCTTGATCTAACAAAGATTTACCTTGTTCTGCAAACTCCTCTGCAGTTAAAGTAATACTTTCATCACCACGATTAGCTATTACATTTGATTCAGTAGTTGCTAACGTGTCGTCAAAATCAAACACTCTAATCTTTTTAACAGGAGTATTTAATTTTTTAGCTTGTTTCAAAGCTTCATCAACTGTTTTAGCTTTGTTTAATACATCGTCCATAGACATGTTGTCATCAGCTTCAACAACTTTAGACTCTTTAAGCATTACTACATTATCATCTTTAGCAACCTCTTGAGACCTGTTTAACTTAACTACATTGTCTTGTTCTCTTATTTTTTTATTAGTGTATTGCTCAGCTGTTAAACCATCAGGTGTTCTCCACTTATTCATTTTGCTTTTAGGTATAACCATGTTTCTTAAAAAAGCAAGAGAACTAGTAGTACCTAGTTTTTTGTCTTGTAAATAAGATAAAGCTTCTGCGCCTAAAGTTTGATCATAATTCTTTAAAGCGTCTTCAACTTTATTATTTAATTCATTTAAAGCAGCTTCATTGTTAACTTCATTTTTAATGTCGTTAGCATAATCAATTAAAGCCTTAGTAATTAAAGAAGAAACATTAGCTTGAGGATCAACATGCTCGCCTTTAAATCTTAATCTTTCAGCTATTATTTCATTTCTTTTTTGTTCTATTATTTCAGGTGTAAGCTCATTTCCTTTTTTTATTTGTTTAGCTTCCCATAAAGGTAATGTTTCATCTGCTATTTGAGAAGCTTCTTTATACAAGTAATGATCTACGTTTACACCTATGTTTTTTCTTTTTGCTTCACCTTTGGTAAAAGCATATTTACCAGTATTAGGATCAAAGTAAGGAGCTTGAGAATTATCATCAAACTCTATTAAAGAAAGCGTAGTTAAACCTCTAAAACCTTTTGTATTATTAGTATTGCCTTCTAATAACCTAGCAATTCCAATTAGATTATTAGGATCTTGTTGAACAGCTTTAGCCATTTCATTAACTAAATACTTATAAGCTTTAGGATTTGCCTCATTGGCTTTTCTTATCCTACTACCAAACTCTCTTTCTACGGTTTCTTGTTTTGTTTTACTAGGTATTTGCTGAGCTAAAACTTTTTGTATATCATTGAATAAACCAAAGTTAGCATTCATTATTTCTACATTAGAAGGATCAAAGCCATTTTCTTTAATAAACTTTTCTAAATCTTTTTCAGTAGCTTGTTGTGCTTTATTTTCAAACTTATCTCTTAAATATCTATAGTTAGTGTCTTCTCTTAATTTAGATATGTCTAATAATCTACCACCACTAATTAAACCTAGCATATTAGGTGGCATAAACTTTAAAACAACTGGTGGAAGTAGATCTATCATTTGATCCATAGTTGTAGCTAATTCTTCCATTGCTACTTCATTGTTTTTATCTGTTCTATTATTAAAATATTTATCTTTTAAATTATTAAAATTACCCCAATCAAAAGCTTTTATAGGCCCTTTAAAACCTTTAGCTCCTTCTTTAAACATGTCCAATAATCCAGAATCTTCTAACCATTGTTTAGCTTCTGTATCTAAAACTTCTGACAGTAACTCTATTTGATTTATATCATCTATTTCTATTACTTCTTCTAAAAATTCTACAACTTGAGTTCTAGCTTCCTCATTTATTAATGGATCTAATTCTTCATCTAAGCTAAATTTAAATGTCATACCTCTAGCGGCTTGATTAGATAAATCATTTGAAATAGCTTCTAATTCAGCCATACCTACATTTCTATCAGTTAGATTAGATAATGTCTCTGAATCTTGTAAAGCCTGCTGAGATGCATCGAAACCAATAACCTCGGCTACAGATTCTGCTAAAGCAGTCTGCTTAGAAGCAGGTCTTCCTGTGGTAGGATTTAAATGCTGTTCTACAAACTCATCCTTATTAAAAGCTTTCTTTGTAAATACAGGATTTCCAGCTTTTACATCTGATACTTGTGAACCAACAGCTTGTGACTCACCAACAGTCATACGTTTTTGCTTGCCAGTTTTTGGATCAATTACTGGTTCTTTAGCAAAAGCAAATCTTTTGTTTATTTGTCTTTGAGTTAGCTTACCATATATAGCTTCACTAAAATTATTTAAAAAGTCAGCGTATTGTTGAGAGTTAGGCGTACCCATTAAATCTTTTATATCAGCAACAAACCTTTTAGTTTTAAATTCATTTGTTAAGTAATTAACTATTTGTTTAGGGCTTGTTAAAACACCTTTTTGTACTTGAGTTTTTACCTTATTAAAGAAACCATCTATAACCTCTCCATAATTTTTTCCTTTGTTAGGACCTTTTTTAATTACTTGTTGTTGAGAAGATTTTAAAAGCTTATCATATTCAGCTTTGTTTATTTCTCTATCTGCCAACATCTGATCTAGCTCTTTAGTAGTAAAGAAGCCCATTGTTCTTCTAAGGCTTTGTTTTTCTTGTCTACCTTCTGGTATAGGTGATTTTTTAGGACCAGTCTTTGGAGCTGCAAAACCTAAAACTTCAGCTGCTATTTGCTTTGATCTTTGTCTTATACCTGCTTTTCTGTTGTTTATAAACTGTCCTGCTGTACCATCAAACTCTCCTGCTGCAACTTTATCTTGATAAGCCTTAAATAAACCTAAAACACCTCTTTCATCTTTAAGTATAGACTCAATTAAGTTTTGTCTTTGTTGATTGTATTTAGCATTACCTTTATAACTTTTAGCTATAAAAGTAGCCAATGGCCTAAATCCTTCTACAATTTCTTCATCAGCAGCTGTCTCGTCAAACTCTTTATTATCTTCTTGTTTAATATCTTGAGGTATTTCTCTAATAATTTCATCTATTTGTTCAACGCCTGGCGTGTCAAAGTCTTGGTCTATGTCATCTTGTATAGTTAAACCTTCTTCTTCTAAAGCTGCTTCGTCTATAGATTCTTTAGTAGTAACATCTTGTTGTTGCAGCGGACCTTGTGGTGTTATGTCTTGAGAAACTTCAACTCCTTTGTCTAATACATTTTGCTGAGCTCTGGTTACTTTACCTTTTGCAAAAGACTTGTTGTAATCTTTAATAAATCTATATACATCTTCTGCTGTATCAAATTTTATTTTACCTAACTTGCTATCAGGTGCTATTTGCTGGAATACTCTTCTAACAAAATCACCAAGCTTTGTAAATACTCCTTCATCAAAAGTAACATCACCGTTTGTTATTGCTTCTGATAGTAGTGTAATTTTTTCTTCAGCTTGTGTAGATTCTGGTTTCTTTTTATAAGCATCTAATCTCTTTTTGAAATTAGCATTACTTTTACCATCTACATTTTTTAATAAATTATCTACAGCATTACCCATAGCAAACACGGCTCTGTCATTACCTTTCAAAGCTACACTTAAAACATCATGCAATACTTCATGCTGAGCAGTAGTCCATTTTTTCTTGTTTTTAATTGCTTCTTCATTAAGTATAATACTTCTCTTACCATCCTTACCATCAACAACATGAACACCAAAGTTTTTAGAAGCTGCTTTACTTTGCTTTTTATTTAGCTTAAACTTTCTTAACTCTTTTTGAGTTTCTGCAGAGTTCTTTTTTCTAACAATATTAACATCTAGTCCAGCGCTTTTAGTAAACTTCATAGCGTTGTTTATAGCATTTTCATTGTTAGCTAAATCTGTTAATTGCTCACTTACTTCTGCTAATCTAGCTTTGTCTTTACCTGAAAATTCATCTAATTGTTCTTCAGCTCTATTACGTAATTTTTTTTGTTCTAACATTAAGTCTAAAGCTTCTGCTCTAGCTGTGTTAGAAAACTCCTTAGGTATCTTTAAAGACGCATTTCTAAGATCGGATACAGCTTCCGTTTCAGCTTCATACTCTTCAGCTGTTAAATCACCATTATCATATTTAGTTTTTAAAGCTGATTGTGCATCTTGAAAAAACTTAGTTTGTTGTTTGAAATTTTCAGCTCCTTTTAAATTTAAAGTTATAGCAGCTTGTCTTGCGGATTTTCTTATCATATTAGTAGTTCCTCTTCTCATAGAGCCTACATTAGGTAATACAAAACCTACTATACCACCACCAGTTCCTGCTTGATGTGCTGATTGTAAATCTATTCTTTTTAATATGTCATTATCTACTTGTTGACCTATAGATGCTTGGCTAGCTAGCTCTTGAGCGGCTTCAGTAAAGTATTCTTTAACATAACCTTTACCACCTTCGATAAGAGCTGATTTACTTTTTTTAACAGCGTTTTTTAACTCACCTTTCATTATTTTAGTAACAAAATCTTTTGGAGTAGACTTAAACACCTTACTGTATCCTTTTAATGCTTTGCTTATCGTACCAAAAGTACCTAGCTCTAAGCCAGCACTTAACGCAGCCCATCCAGCAGCTGTACCTTGATCAGCATACTTATCATTAGCTAAAGCATCTACTATTTCTTCATTAGTAGGCTCTCTTCCTAACTCTTCTGTCAAACCCTCTTCTAATGCACCCCAATAGTTAGCGCCATATTCTTGGCCACCTATCATCAATGAACTACCTAAAAGAGACATGCCACCAGTAACTGGAGCTAATGCAGCAGCGCCAACACCAACACCTATGTTTGGTAATACTTGACCAACTGTACCTACAACATCTGCGTAAGTCATGCCGTCTTCGTCATCAAAATCTATTTTAGTAGCAAGCTCTGCTACGCCAGCAAACTTTTGTAGCTCTTCTAAATCGCTTAGTATTACCTCTTCACTTTTAGCATTTTTAGCTTCTCTATTTGCTATATACTCTTCTGGATTAACAACACTAGACTTCCATTCATTACCACTTACTGAATACTTTTGTTTAGGTTTTTGACCCTCTGTCAAGCCACCTACATCACCTTTACCAATAGTACTTATACCCATTTTACTATAATCTAAAGTACCATCAGGATAAGCATATATTTCTTTACCTGGATAAGCTGATTGAATATTTTTTATTTCATTTATTTGAGTTGTTCTTTCTGCAAGACCTAATTGTTGTTGAGATATTTGGCCTGCGTTAAAATCTTTACCCATATTATTAATAGCACTATAACCTTGCTCTACTAATATTCCTCCAGCTTCTATTACTTTTCTAGGGGCATATAACAACATATCTAAATACGATGGATTATCTATAAAAGCTTCTTGCGCTGATGGGCCACCAGCACTTTTTAGATTCTCTGCTAGCGCATAAATTGGGTTTGTACCTTTCAATATAGATTGTCGTGCATTTTCTGCAGAAACACCAATAGCCTTTTGAATATCTTGAGTTACATGTTGATATACGGGTGAAGCAGCCATTTTATCTTGAAACAATTTACTAGTAAGTTTTTGAAACTCATTATTAGCAGCTTCAACAGTTTTCTCATCTGAGTCAGCATCTAACTTATATTTAGCTCTTATGCTTTTTCCTATTTCATCATACTGAGGCTTTAATAAATTTTGTATAGCTATAGACTGCTCTTTTAATATTGGGTCACTAGTAATTAAACTTTGTGACATATCCTTCATATACTTTTGCATTTCTTGCTGTACTGTAGGATCATTTAAGTCTTTATCTTCAAATGCTTTTCCTAAATCTTTAAATCTTAAATCTACTTTTTCTTGAAACTCAGGTTTTATTGCAAACTCCATTTTACCATCAACCTCTTTTAGAGTACTATAAGTAGGCTTATGTAAGTTACTAAGCTTAACATATTTTTCTTGATCAGTAAGTTTACTACCTTTAATAGCCATAACACTATCATTGTAGTCTTTTGTTTGCTCTTCTATAGATCTCTCATCGTAATAAGCAGGTCCTCTGCCGTTGAATAGCTTTTGAATTTTTATTTGATCTGCGGTTGGTTTTACTTTATTTTCTTCCTGTATTAAATTAGCTTCTTCATTACTAATTTCGGTCATAACTTGTTTAGTTATACCTGTAGACTCAGCGTAAGTTTCATCAGGAACTTCTTCAATTTTAACCATTGGTACGTTCTGCAAGCTTTCATAATAGCCAGGTGCTACGCCGTTTCTAATAACGTTATCCATCGCAGGCATAGAGTTTTTAGCTAACTGATCATAGTTAAAATCTACTGAAGGTTCATCTTTAGTGTCTGTCTCACTAACGTTTATACCTAAAGCTTTACCTCTAGACATAATGCTGTCCATAGTTCTAGCAAGTTCTTTATTGTATTCTTCTTCTGACATTTCGTCAGTCTTAGCATACTTTTCGTTTAACTCATCTAAAGGTATAACTGGTGGTGGTTCTGGTTTTTCTTCAACAACTTCTTCAACAACTTCTTCTGTAGGTGCTTGTAACTCGTCTTCTAATGCAGGCTCTTTGTCTGCTTCCATAGTTGCACTAGTCCACGCTGTAGTGAAAGTTCCAAAGTCTGTAGTTGAAAACAAACCTCTACTTTTACCTAAATCGTAAAGTTGTTGCCTTTGGTTATCATCTATATCTGTAAAAGTATTTAAATCAATAGCTTCACTAATTAAGTTATTAGCTCGATATAAATCATAAACTTGTTGTATTCTATCTTTCATATAATTAGTTAGTTGGTGTTGGTGGTGTTCCAAATATTGAGTCTCCTGTAGAAGTATTATTTGCTACTACCTTAACTTCATCGCCTGTTTCAGAGTCTTTAATAGCGAAATAAGTATCATCTAAACCATCTTGTTCATATATAATTTTTTCAAACTCTTCTTTAGTCGCTGGAGGGTTTTCTCCAAAATCGTAACCTTTATTTTCATAAGCTGTAATAGTATCTGTATCAACTTCACCATTGGGTCCGTATTTTACAGCTTCTAACTCTTTAACTAATCTTTCTTCTTTTCTTTTGTTACCAGCATAATTTAATCTTTGAGTAGAATTAAGACCTTCATAAAGTGTTTTTTCTTTAGGAGTTCCTGCGCCTCCAGGTTTTGGTTTGTCAACTATTTTTCTTTTACCACTAGTTGTATGGCCACCAGCTGATATTGAGTTTTTATCCCAAGCTAAATTAGCCATATATCTTTTAGCTGCTTTAGCTTGATTTTGTTGTATTAAAGATTTTTGTTCAGGACTTAAATCAGTAGGATATTCACCATAAACTGAATCTTGCCATTGCTTCATAGTTATACCCATGTCTGATAAAGATATACCTAATTCATTACCTTCTTCAGCGAAAGAGGCTAACGAGTTAGGTGTATAAGAGCCATCTTCTTGCTTTTCTCCGTCAGGTATAGTGTCTTGCCAAACACTTAACATTTTCTTTTGATTACCTAACAATGGAGTAAACATAGAGCCTGCTTCAACTTTGTCAATGAATTTATTTCTATTATCACTTTTTGGCATTGTTATAACTTGTTCATAACCCTCTTCCATTTCCACAACTTCTCCAGTAATTGGGTGTATATCTCCATTTTTAATAGTTGTTTCAGTTATAAACTGACCAATGTCTCCTAGTTCAGCTTCGTTATTTTTCTCCCAAGCTAAATCTATAACTCCATTTATATCTGCTTTTCTAGAAAATAAATCTTTTTCTTGTGCAGCATTGTCCATCATTGCAGTTCCATTCAATTTACCTTCGTTTTCTGGCCAAGGAAGAAAATTACCATCTTCATCTTGTTTAGGTATATAATAGAAAAACTCACTACCTTCTCTATGTATTTTAACAGGTTGATTTTGCGACATAGCATTTAATACTGCTTTGTTTTCAACAGAGCCAACAGATGACATTTCACCATTATTTAAAGCTTCTTGAAAATCTTGAACTTGAGCAGCCATATAATCTGCTTGAGCTTTAAAGTCTTGAGGAGCTGTTTCTAAACTTTTTTGTCTGAGCATATATTCTCTTTTTGATATACCTCCATTTGCCTCTCCCAAGTCAGCTAACCTTTTATTTTCTCTAGACTGATCTATTATAGTGTCAAAAATACCAACAACTTCTTTATCTATTTCTCCATGGCCTTTAGTAGCAGAGTTTACTCTATCTATAAAGTTAGATTCCAACTGAACATTTTCTTTTTCTAAATTTTCTAATTGTTTCTTCTGTAGTTCAACACTTTTTTGATATTCATCTGTAGTTTCTAGTATTTGATTTTGTATTCTTTGACCACCAGCTTGAATTTCTTGAGCTTGTCTATTTATTATTCTTGAAGGGCTTTTATAACTCATAATTGTTTATTTATTTACCTATAAATTTAGAGGCAGAACCTAATCCAGCAACAATACTAGATCCAACACCAGCAATTCCTGCTGCTCTAGCAGCTCTAGCATCTTGCTCATTTTGCAAAGCATTATCCATTTGAGAGGCTGCTCTTTCCATTTTTGCCTCTTGAAAACTTATAGCATCCTGTTGAGCTCTAAAATCCCCTTGACCTCTTAACTGCTGTAAATTAGCTTCACCTTGTGCTTTGGCTTTGGCAACGCTAGCTGCTCCTTCTGCTGCTAATTTAGCATTTGATGCTTCTTGAGCGTTTATACTAGCTGCAATACCTCTTTTACTTTGCAGTGCAGCTTGTGCTAAGGCGGTTGCCCCACCAGCACCTTGACCGGTTTCCATCATTACATCTAGACTATTAGCTAAAGCTTGATCAGCTTGCTGAGCTTGCATTCTAAAAGCTTCAGTAGACACTGTTAAATTAGCATATGGATTATCTAAATCTGCAAAAGCATTTTGCATATTTTCATATGGGTTTTTTAAAGTAGGTCTATCAGCTTCTAATGCTGCTAGAGCTGCTTCTTTATCTGCTGCAATATCTGCTTGTTTTTGCGCTTCTATTTTACTTTGCCTAGCGGCTATTCCTGATGTAACAGCACCTGTTATACCACCGACTAAGCCCATTGCCATACCTGCTGGCCCCATGTCTTTTCCCATAATTATTATTTTAAAATTTTCATCAACTCAAAGGAAGATCTATCATTAGACTTCCAATTTAATTCTTTATGTTTTTCAATCAAGCTTTTTGTTGAACTACTTGTCACTAGCATTTTTACTCCTACTTTTTTACACAATTCTTCAGCACATAATATTAAAGTAGAAATTGCTTTATGTCTTTGACCTTTTTTTAGCTTTATTGGATTTGATATTATATATCCAAAAAATGCCATTTTTGAATCAGTAAACCATACAAAACCAGCTGTTAAATCTGTATTATTATCACTTATAATTAAGCCTTCTTTACCATTATCAGGTAATAGCTCTCTATCTAGCAATGGCCAACCCCAACCTTTATACCATTCATCTATTGTATTAAAATCTTCTTCTTTTATTTTTCTAGCTTTCATTAAAAATTAGATACATTATAATTTAAGTTAACAGCATAAAGCTCTTTCATTGCTCCTGGATCTGTGGTAGCATCTGTAGACATAGTTACATCTAAGTAATAACCTTTTAATCCGGACACTTGATTACCAAATACAACTTCTCCTGGGTTTACAGGTGAGTTATTAACAAAATTAGCAACATAGTTATTTTCTTTTCTGTCAAAACCAGCTCTAAATGTTTGTACCCCGTCTGTATATGCTCCTTCTTCATAGCTATATATTAAAGATGAAGAATCAAAGAAGTCATACCATTGGCCAGTTAAATTTCCTGAAGCATCGTATTTTAATGCACTACCAGTTTTATCAGAGTCTGCTGATGTTATTTTCCAACCACTAGCACCTTCATAACCTATTGAAAGAAAAACTTTTTGAGTTGAAGGCTGCGAGTTAGCTACAAATTTAATTGTAGATGGATTATTTATTCCATAGAAATTACCTCTTGCAGCAGAATCGTCGTAATGATCATATAAGCCATTTACAATATAAGAATCACCATTCCAAACCCAATTGTTTATAGTAAAAAAATTAGACTTTAAACTACCTAAAAAGCTAGGCCTATACGTATAGAAACTAGGCCAACCGTTTATTGCTTCGTCAAATCCTAAAGTAAAGTAAGTAACATCTCTTTTAACAACGCCAGCAGTATTGTCAATAGTTGAGCTATTAGGTTGTATAGATATTACATATTGTTTATTATAAGAATCCCATCCACCTGGTATTAAGCTTCTATACTTACTGACTAGTCTTATTCTAGCTTGCCCAGTGTTTACGTCTGAAAAAGATGAACTTATATTATTTGATAAAAACATAACGTCATAAGTACCTGTTACATCTAAGCCAATACTACTAACTGTGGCTCCTGTATCTATATAACTAGAACCAGAATCTTGAGACCAAAAAACTTTAGAGCCTATATTGTATTGACTTTGAGATCCAATATCTCCTAGTGGAAAAAACAATGTACTACCACTAGCTTGTAAAAGAGCGGCGGCATCATTAACTTCGTCTATGTCACTTATAGTAGGTATTTCTTTAATAAACTCGTTTGTGTAGTTGTCGTTTAATGGCGCTAGACGATCTCTAAAATAATCTCTCATACCATATTCAGATATTTCTGTTACTCCATTATTAGAAAGTCTTAAAACAGCATTTCTATGTCTATCTACAAAATATTTTCTATTGGCATATATAGCAAAACTTTCAGGGTTTTTACTTATTCCATATTCTCCAGTGTAAGGAACTATCTCTCCTAAAACTTGATTAGAAGTTGTAACACTACCACCACCTTCAGCATTATAAATAGCGTTTTTATCTATTAAACACCTACTACATTTGTCTTCCTGTAAAACTACTAGATTATTCTCTTCAGCATATATTTTTTGTATAGCATTGTATTGAGGATTAGCAGATCTAGTTATGTTTGTTCCTATAGGAAATTCATTAGTTCTATTTATACCAGTCCTAGAATTGTAAATACCAGAATATATTAAAGTATTAAATCTGTGTTGTTGTATTGGGTCTTCTTCATCTAAATAAGCTCTAACACCTAAATCCATTTGAACATTTCCAAAACCACCTTTAATTCTAGATTCTTCTATATACAAGTTTTCTTTTACAACAGAGGCTCTAATTGAAACTCTTGGCTGCGGAATAGTTTGACTATTCCAAGAAAGATTTTGAACAGGTGAAGTACCATTAGTACTACTTGATCCTGTGAAAGGAGGAGCATAAACATTACCTAAAGGATATACATTACTAGCATCTACACCTGTACCACCTGGAACAACATCAGCTGCCGCACTAACAGTACCGTTAGAGGTTTGTATATCAGTTTGCGGTGTTAAAATTCTCTTATTCCAAATACAATTGTAATAGTCTATTTCAATTAAAGGTAATACATTTTGAGCCATAATTTATAATCACTTGTTTTTTAATATAATTTACTACGCTGGTGGTGTAACGTTGAACAATGAAGGAGTTAGAACATAAAACGCATTAGAGTAAGGTGGTTGGTTAACCGTAATAGAAGTACTATTTCCACTTTGTACTTGTGATAAAGCAGTAATTATTAAATCTCCAGTTTGATACGTACCGTTGCTTGTTATTTCCATTTGACCTTGCGATCCAATTATATCACCTGCTATTCCTGATCCTGAAGACCCTATGTTGTATTGAGTACCAACTCCTGAAAAACCAAAGCTAATCATTTGGCTTGTAGTTGGAAGAGGACTTGGATTTGGAAAACCAGAATAATACGCAAATATTCCATTACCAGACCTAATCGTGTTGCCACTAGATATAGC